GAGTTTTCACAATTCAGTTTCCAGCTCAAACTTCAACAGCAGCGATTTTAAGAATCTCTGGTTAATTAGGAGGTAAACTCCTATGGCATCAGGGACTTGGAATGTTGGCTTTTGGGGCCAGAACCAATGGAATGATTCAGCAAACCCGACTTTAATACCTACGGGTATTGCCCTCACTGCAACTTTGGGGGACGAGTCAACTGTTGGTGAGATTAATGCAGGTTGGGGTAGAGCCAACTGGGGTGATTTTGCTTGGAACATTGCTGGTAACTTTATTCCTACAGGTATTGCTTTAACAGGAGCTTTAGGTAGTCCATCAATTCATACTGATGTAATCGCAACTCCATCCACAAACGACGGTCAGTTAATGACCGCTACTCTTGGAACCAACACCAACATCGATATTCAAACAAAAGTATTTCCAACAGGTAATGCATTAACTTCAAATTTAGGAACAGCTGACGCTGGTCCTGATGCAATGGCTAGTGGTATTGCAATGTCTATGGGTCTTGGAACTCTAGATGCATTTAATCAAACAGGTTGGGGCAGACAACAATGGAATGTTAATGCATGGGGAGTTGAGGGTCAATTTGCAAATGTTGATGTAACAGGTATTGCAATGACAGCAGCGGTGAGTGCACCAGAGGCTGTTAAAGGAAATGCTGATTTCTTTCTTAATACTTTAAATGTAGCGCAGGCAACTCTCGGTAATGTAGATCCAGCCCCTGATGCTAATATCACTGGAGAGGCAATGACTGCATCTTTAGGAAGTGCAGTGGGTATTATTAACTACACTGATATTCCTACAGGTATTGCAATGACTGCCACTTTAGCTAGTGTCACAGCTGTTCCAAGCCAAGAAGTAGATGTAACAGGAATATCTATGAACGCTCAATTAGCTAGTGTTACACCTATTATTCACATAGATGTTTCAGTAACTGGTTTAGGGTTGACTATGAACCAAGGAAATGGTAATGCTCTAATCTGGAACGAAGTAGATACAGGTTCAGCGCCTATAGATCCTCCAGGATGGCGAGAGGTGGCTGCATAATGAGTTTGACAGAAACTCTTATTTTTAATAAAATGAACGTATAAGGAATTAAAATATGGCGAATTCAACATCAGCTAACCTAAAACTTACAGTTCAAGCAACTGGTGAAAATTCAGGAACTTGGGGACAAATTACAAATACAAACTTATTAATTTTAGAACAAGCCATCGGTGGCTACAGCACCTTCAACGTAACTAATGCTAGTAGAGCTTTAACTTTTTCTAACGGTGCATTATCCAATGGTAAAAACAACGTATTAAAACTAACAGGTACTTTAGCTGGAAATTTAAATATAACTGTACCTAACTCAATTGAAAAAACTTACATAGTTCAAGATTCAACTGACCATGCGGGAAATACTTTAACTTTTAAAACTACATCAGGAACAGGAGTTCTTTTATGCGAAGGAAATTGTTACATCTTATATTCAGATGGAACTAATATAGTTAAAGCAAACGAATACAGAAAATGGAGAGCAGTATCTGCGGCTGAAACAGTTCAAGCAGGTGCAAAACTTTTAGTAAATACAAACGGTGGAGGAGTAACAATTACGCTCCCCGCATCACCCGCTACTGGAGATGAGGTTCATTTCGTAGATCAGGGTTATGATTTTAATTCTAACGCATTGACTGTCGGTAGAAATTCTTCTAATATAGCTAATGCAGCATCTGATCTTGTAGTTAACACACAAGGCGCAGCTTTTTCATTAGTGTTCTCAGGAGATGCTACAACAGGATGGACTTACACGGAGAAATAATATGTCAAATTACGAAGCAACAAAATACGATTTTTCTGGAGCAAACCTTACTGGTATCGAAGGAATTCCTACGGCAACTATTGTACCGTGGTCTTCTTCTTCAGTGCCAACAGGTTTTTTAGAGTGTGATGGAGCAGCAGTTTCAAGATCAACTTATGCAGCATTATTTGCAATTGTAGGAACAACTTATGGAGCTGGGGACGGCGCATCAACTTTTAATGTACCTGATTTACAAGATAATGTAGCAATTGGAAAATCAGGAACCAAAGCTTTAGCATCCACAGGTGGAGCAAACACTGTTACTTCTACAGGGAACGTTGGTGGTTCAACAGCTAATGCAACTTTATCAACCTCGCAACTTGCTTCTCACTCACACAATTTTCCAGCGCCAGGTGGTGGTAACCCTGACGACTGTGTCTTGACACAAACTAATAGTTCTGGAAATATTGCAAGTGCTAATACAGGTTCGGGTACGGGACACTCTCACAACATGAGTGCAACTTTTTCTGGAGATGCAACTTCAGTGTTACAACCTTATTTAGCAGTTATTTATATTATCAAAACTTAGGAGAAAATATGAAAAGTGGAGGAAATTGGACAGTAGTATTTGAAGACAGATGCATAATTAAAAATTATGCTGAAGGAGCTGCTCAAGGTATTGGATACGTAATTGATGACGATGCTTTTTGGAGTCAATCTAAATTTTCAAATATTTGGGCCATTCAACATGGCACTGCTAACACTTCTGATGAAGTAGAACATAGAGATAGCACGCCTCATAAATCATTTGCAGATGCAGATTTAGGTGACATTAGTCAATTCTCTTCTAAATGGGACTCAGCTCATTTATTAAGATTACAGGCTAATTGGGATAATAATATTCTTCAAGATGCTGATGGCAATACGATTGAGGGTGAGTCAGAAGCTGATAAAATTTCTAGATTAGGTGCGAGACCTACTTCATATTCATCGTAACATCATCCAAGAAGTTATAATATATTTCTCACCTGATAAAGGTGGGTTACCTCTATGCACGTAAGGAAAAGCGGCGGGCCAAATAACTATTCTACCTGTTTTTGGTTTTACTCTTTTTGCAAAATGTAAAAACTCTGTTTCTCCACCTTCGTCTACATCATTTAAGTATACAGAAAAAACAAAAGCTCTAGGTTCATTATTAAAACCTTTATTATGTTCTAGATGCCAGATATGGTAACCTTCGGTCGGTAAGGTTTTTTGAATTTTTAAATTTGTATATTTAAAGTCATCCACTCCGTAAGAAGAACGAGCCCCTACGTTTTGTTCATAGTGTTTCCAAGCGACATCAAAATTAAACATAAAAGGTTTTAGCTCCTCCCACCAAACATCAATATTACGTGGAGTAGCAAAAAATTGTTGATCTTGTTTGTGTAGAATAGAAGATTTTTCAGAGCCTATTCTATTAAGTGTATTATTAAATTTATCCTGTTCTTCATATAAATTTATGGCTTTATTACATTCTTCTTGAGTAATATAGTTATCATATACACCTATAAAATTATCTATATTAACTGTTTTTTCATTCATTTTCGATCTTTCATTCATTATAAAAGTGATATATAAGGCATTATATGCTACAAAAATTAAATTTCAAGGCTGGGTTTAATAAGCAAGACACTGAATCAGGAGCCGAAGGTCAATGGACTGATGGTGATAATGTAAGATTTAGATATGGTTTACCAGAAAAAATAGGTGGCTGGTTACAGTTAACCGCAGCTAATAAAACTTTACCAGGCGCAGCTAGGGCTCAAGTGGCCTTTACTAGTTTTAATGGAGAGAAGTATGCGGCCATTGGAACATCACAAGGTTTGTTTTTATATTACGGAAATGATTTTTATGATATCAGTCCGTTAGATACAGCAATCACAGGATGTACGTTAACAACAGTTAACGGATCAAATGTTTTACAAATTAATAAAGGCTCTCATGGATTAGCGGTTGGTAGATACATAACTTTATCTTCTGTAACTGTTACTGGTGCTTCAGATTATACAGCAGCAGAATTAGAAGTAGCTTATGAAATTTTAACCGTGCCCGATATAGATAAATTTACTGTTCAGGCTGTGAGAAATGAAGGCGGTTCTGGAATGACTGCCGCTGGAGCAGCAACTGTTAATCCTTACGTAACCGTGGGACCAACCACTCAAACCACTGGATACGGATGGAGTACATCTACCTGGAACACTTCTACATGGGGAACAGCAAGAGCAACAAGTTCTGTGGTTTTAGATCCAGGGAACTGGAGTCTTGATAACTTCGGTGAAGTATTAGTGGCCACTGTATTTAACGGAGAGACTTTTACATGGAATGCTGGAGCATCGAATGCCAGAACGATCAGAGCTTCTAAAACAACTTCAAACTTTCAAACCACTAATAATCCGACTGCTAGTAGAATGACTTTAGTATCTGATAGAGATAGACATCTATTTCACTTTGGAACTGAAACAACCGTTGGAACACCAGCTACACAAGACCCCATGTTTGTAAGATTTTCCAATCAAGAAGATTTAAATACTTATTTACCCACAGCTACCAATACCGCAGGTACTTTTAGATTAGATACGGGTAATGAGATAAGAGTGGCTATTCAAGGTAAAGATTATGTTTTTGTAATTACAGATTTAGCCGCATATGTTGTTCAGTTTGTTGGACCACCATTTACATTTTCAGTTAGACAAGTGGGTACAAATTGTGGATGCATAGGTCAACACGCAGCAGCCTATGTTAATGGAGCTGTGTTTTGGATGGGAACTCAAGGAGGATTCTTTGCGTATGATGGAACAGTTAAATCTTTGCCATCTTTAGTAGAGGATTTTGTTTTTACAACTGATGGAGATAATTTAGGATTAAATTTTGGATCTAGTGATGTGGTGTTTGCAGGTGCTAATAATTTATATACAGAAGTTAACTGGTTTTATCCAAAATCTGGATCTGATCAAATTGATAGATGTGTTACATATAATTATTCAGAAAATTGTTGGACCACCTCTACATTAGATAGAACAACTTACCAAGATCAAGGAGTTTTTGATTTACCATATGCCACCGATTATGGTGATACCTTAACTCCAGTATTCCCAGATATTTTAGGAATAACAGGTCTTCATGGTGCTTCTATTTATTATGAACATGAAACTGGAACTGATCAAGTTAATAGTACAGCGACAACTGCTATACCAGCATTTATTAGATCAGGGGATTATGACATAACCTCTAGAAGAAGTGCCCTAGGCCAAACAACTGGTGTGGCTGATTACAGAGGAGATGGAGAATTTATTATGTCGGTTAAAAGATTTATACCTGATTTTAAATATCAAGAAGGAAGCGCTAAAATAACCCTATTCGTTAGTGATTTTCCCGATGATACTCCAGTAAGTTCTCCTCTTGGACCCTTTACAGTTACAACAACAACTGATAAGGTAGATACTCGAGCAAGAGGAAGATTAGTATCTCTTAAAATAGAAAACGAATCTGTAGGAGAAACATGGAGATATGGAACTCTTAGATTAGACGCTCAACCAGATGGAAGAAGATAATGGCAAATACTTTATTTGATTTAGCACAACAATATTTACAACAAGGTTTACCTGATATAACAGGTATCTTTCCACCACCAGTAGCAACTACACAACCAGTAGCTCCTATGTTACCAGTGATGCCCATATCACAACAACCCGCTGGTATAGAAACATTGTTTCCAACAGAAAAAGCATCTCCTAGAGATGACTTCCCTGGAGGAGGAGGCCCGTTTGGTGATTTAGATATGAGTGATAAAAAAACTATAACTAGAAATGTTTATACTGAAATTGGTCCTAATAAATATGGATTTGTTCCAACCGAAATAGATGCATTTAGAAATATGAGAACAGGAGCGTATCAAACTGCAGATGGTAAAAATGTAGATGCAACCTTTACTGATATCCCTGGAGGAGTTTTAAACATAATGTCTAATGTTTTTGATCCAAAACCAGAATTTTTTGCAGAATATCCACTTGGTAAAATAGAGGGAGCTTATACAAATTTAGCTAGTCTATTAAAGGGTGAAAGAAATCCTACTAATTTAATAACAGCAGCAAGACAAAGATTAATAGATCGAGGCTCACGAATTACAGAAGACTTTGAAGGTGCGGGAGAATTTCCTACTGAAAAGATC